GCCGCACACGGCGTGAAGGCTGCCGCGCTACTCGGAACGCTGAGCCGTGAGCTCCTCCAGGCGGAGCTCTGTCGGCGCTCGTTCCTCGAGTTCGTGCGGCGTTTCTGGCCCGTTGTCACGGGCCTGCCGCTCGTCGAAAACGGCGCGACGAAAGCGCTCGTGTCCGCGCTACAGGACGTCGCCGACGGCAAGGTCACGCGCCTGCTCGTCGCGCTGCCGCCCGGCACCGGCAAGAGCACCGTGCTAGCGCTCTACGCGGCATGGCGCCTGGCTCGCAAGCCCGAGTGGCGATCGATCCACGCGAGCCACTCCTTCGAGATCGCCCGCACCGAATCCTTGCGCGTGCGCCGGCTCATCGAGAGCGACGCCTACAAGGCCTTCTTCCCCATGCAGCTCCGCGACGACGAGTCGACGGCCGCGCACTGGGCCACCACCAAAGACGGCCGCTATATCGCCGTCGGCACCGATGGCGCTCTCACCGGGCGTCGTGCTCACGAGTCCGTACTCGACGATCCGCTCAACGCGCCCGACAGGTTCTCGAAGGCCGCGCGCGACACCCTGTGGGCGTGGTTCCAGGAGGCGCTCTCGACGCGCCTCGACGGCGATCGCGCACCGATCATCGTTGTGCAGCAGCGGCTCGACCGCGACGACTTGATCGGACGGCTGATCGAGCAAGGCGGCTGGACGCTCCTCGAGCTCCCCGCCGAGGCCGAGGACGGCACCTTGCTCGCCCCCAACGTCCTTTCGCGCGAGAAGCTCGACGCGCTCAAGCTCCAGGTGGGCTCGGCGACGTACGCCTGCCAGTATCTGCAGCGCCCCAGCGACGACTCGAGCGCCACGATCAAGCGCAGCTGGTGGCGGTTCCACCATGCGCCGCACGTCGCGCTCAATGCTCCACGTCCCAGCGGCTGCGAGCTTGCGACGCCCGCGCCGCTCACCCCCGATCGCTTCGAGCGCATCGTGATCGCCTGCGATCTCACCTTCGGTTCTGTCAAAGGCGACTACGCATGCGCGCAGGTGTGGGGCGGCCTTGGAGCCGCTCGCTACCTGCTCGCCATGTGGCGACGCCGCGCGGGGCTGCTCGAGAGCGTCCAGGCTATCCGGGTGATGGCCGCCGACTACCCCAACGCGCGGATCATCATCGAGCGCGCGGCCAACGGTGCCGGTGCGATCGAGGAGCTCGCCGCTGCAGGTCTGTCCCGCGTGATCGCGGTGAAGCCGCTGGGCAGCAAGGCCGAGCGCCTGGGCATGGTGTCGGCGACGATCGAGGCCGGCAACTGCTACCTGCCGCTCGGTACTGGCTGGCTCGCAGACTTCGTCGAGGAGCTCGCGGGAGCCACCAAGCACGACGACATGCAGGACGCAGCGGCGTACGCGATCCACGACCTCAACTCGAGCGCCGCGCAGCTGTCCTCGTCCGTCCACCTCGAGCGCGGGCCCTACGCGCGCGGTCGCCGCCACGTGCGCACCGACGAGTGGGGCCGCCCACTTCCAAAAGGAGCCAGAGCATGAGCGATCCCAAAGAGCCCACCATCCTCGTTTCACCGCCGGCCGTTGCGGGTGCGCAGACTGCCGTGCCCACCGCCATTGTGGCGTCCGGGGCAACGGCCGGCGGTCCTTCTCCTGACACGGCCGAGCTCCGCGCCGAGATGATCGCGGATCGGTTCGATGCCGCCGCCGCACGCGCGGGCATCGACGAGAGCTACACCGACGTCGCCCTCGAGCTGTTTCGCAAGAGCGGCAAGGAGCCGACGAAGGCCAACCTCGCCGCGTTCTGCGGAGAGCTCAAGAAGACGCGCCCGGCCTTGTTCGGGCCGCAACCGGCGCAGACCGCGCCGATGCCCGCGCACGCCGCACCGGCGACGCCAGCGCCCGGCGCGATCACGAGCCGATACCAACAGTGGCAGGCCCTCCGCGCCGCGGGCCGCAACGCGGAGGCCGAAGCCTTCTACTTGATCCACCACGGCGCCATCACGAGGTCCGCGTAAGCGGCCAGGAGACCTGACCCATGTCCGTCGCTACTAGCAGCACCCTGACTCAAGAGTTTGTCGATCAGCTCAGCCAGCAGATGATCCTCGAGGCCGACGCCTCATACGTGTTCTCGCAGCTGGCCAATGCGGCGCGCGCGGGCGCGATGGGCATCCCCGACATCGTCGGGCGCTCCGGCGTTGGCGCGAACATGCAAGAGGCGATGGGCGCGGGCATGGGCACGCTCAAGATCTTCGATCCGCGCTGGATGAGCGTGGGGCGCGACTTCGCGCAAGTCGTCAGCGAGCCGGCATTGCCCGGCAAGGTGATCCTCCTCGATCAGCCGCGGTACTTCGGCGGCCTCTTCACCGAGAGCTCGCGCGCCCTCACCGAAGGCACGCGCATCACCGCCAACCCGCAGGCCGCGACGATGGGCCAGGTGTCGGTGACGATCAAGGAGTACGCCGGCCCGCACGACAGCTCGAACGTCGCGCCGATCGGTATCACGGACTTCTTGAAGCGCCGCGCGCGTCACGACCTCATCGAGTACATCGGCACGCTGCTCCGCCGCGACCGTAACCGGTTCGTGGACACCGTGATCATCAACCTGCTCCTCACGACGACCAACGAGACGACTCCGGGTGGCCGCGATGAGTCGATCCTGAGCTCTGGGATCCCCGACTGGATGACGGAGGCCACACTGGCGTCCGCATTCCGCTCGCTGTCCGAGCGCAACGTGCCGACGTTCTCGAACGGCATGTACATGTGCGTGATGACCCCTTGGCACTTCGAAAAGCTCCGGGCGGACGATAAGTTCCGCGAGAGCGTTCGATACCTCGGCGTCGAGGGCGCGCTCATCAGCGGCCACATTGCCAACCACGCGGGCTTCATGCTCGTGCAGAGCAACAACCTGCCGACGAAGGCGGTGGGCGCAGGCGGCGCGGAGACGGGTTACCAGGCGCTTGCCTTCGGCCCGTCCGCCATCGGCTGGGCAATCGGCATGGACGCCGAGGCTCGCCGCAGCAAGGACGACGATTTCGGCCGCGAGGATCGCGTCGTGTGGACGGCTCACGAGGGCTGGCAGCTGCTCGACGCCACGTTCGTACAGAAGATCGTCACCGTTTAGGACCGTCTAAGCCATGGCGTTCACCGACGCAGAGAAGGTCTCGATCCGCCGGCATCTCGGAATCAACTCCGCGAGCAAGGCCTGGTACCCGTACATCACGGTGTTCTTCGCCGTCGACGACGTGCTCGAGACACTTCCTGCGGCGAGCGAGACCGAGTGCCGCTCGATCCTGACACGCCTCACCGGCATCGAGACGCAGCTTGACGCCGCGCTCGGGCGGCTCAAGGCCTCGGCGGTGGGCACCATCAAGCTCAACGCCGACGAGACACGCCAGGTCCGCGCCGAGCTCTGGCGCTGGCGAGCTGAGCTGTCGAACCTGCTCGGCGTGCCGCTGGCCCACCGCCCCGGTGCGGTGACGGTGGTGTGACGTGCTCACCGAGGTAGCGCGCCAATACCAGGCGCAAGCGCAGGCCGGCGAGTCGCCGCGCACGTGCTCGATGGCGCTGCTCGACGCCTATTATTGGGGGAGCGCTTACGATTTTCTGCCGCGCGCGTGGCACGAGGATCTCGACGGCGCTGGTAACGCGGTGCCGTTCCGCTCGCGGCGCCCGAGCACGGTGCTGCCGATCCCACGGGTGATCGTCGACGTGTTCAACCGCGCGCTGTGGGGCGCAGGGCGTAGGCCCAAGGCAACGCTCGCCGACGCCAAGCCCGAGGCCAACGCGCTGATCGACGACATCATCTCGGAGGCCAAGCTCTACCGGGTGATGTCGGACGCGACGTGCCGCGGCCTGCGCATCGGGACGGGGCTCGTCGTGTGGCGGCTCGACGGCGGTAGCCTGCGGGCCGAAGCCTGGGACGCCAAGTACGCCGAGCCGACGTTCAAACCCGGTGCGTTCCCCGAACTCGACGCGCTCGACTACCGCTTCAAGTTCACGCGTCAGGTTCGCGATGCGCAGACGGGGCGCGTCAGGCCCACGACGTTCT